TGACCAGAAGGGCGTCGCCGAACAGCTGGTAGACCTGGGGCTTGACCGCGGCGGCCAGGTTGTTGAAGTGGTTGGTCAGCGGCGGGACGGCCTGCCCGGTGGCGTCCATCACGGTGTGGACGGCGACCATCCGGTTGTAGATGGCCTTGCCCGCGTCGGCCCCGGCCACCCCGAAGGCGGTCACCGCGATGATGGCCGGCGCCCACACTGCGACGACCTCGATGGCAGCGTCGATCAGCAGGTGCCAGACCGCCACCGAGGTGAACATGGCCGGCAGCAGCTTGTTGAACAGCCCGCCCATCAGGGTGATGTGGCCGGTCAGGATCTTCCAGCCGTAGGCCGCGGCGGTGCTGCCCCGGTTCATCGAGGAGAAGAACGCGCCCATGGCGGTGCCTGCTACGGGCACGTCCTTCTTGCCCAGGTTCTCCACGATGTGCTCAAGGCCGAGCAGCGCCGACTCGGACGCGAGCACCTTGGCCGGGTCAAGGTTGGCGCCCAGCTTGATGTCCTTAGCCTGGGCCTGCAATCCGGAGAGGCTGGCCTTGACCACCTCGATCTGGGTCAGGATCACCTTGCTGTCGGCGGCCAGCTTCACCGCCTTGGCATTACCTCCGAGTACGCGCAGCTGGGCGTCGATCGATTTCAGCTTGGCTTCGGCATCCGTGATGTCGACGCTGGCCTTCAGCTTGCCCTTGTTCAGGTCGTCTTGCAGATGGAAGGCCTGCTTTTCCAGGGCCGCGATCTTGGCCGCCGCTGCCTTGGTGTCTGCGTCCGCCTGCAGGTTGCTCATCTGGGCCTGCAGGCCCTTCAGCTTGGCGACCTCGCCGGCGATCTGGGCGTCCAGTTTCTTCGCGTCCGCCGTCATGGTCAGCCCGCGCATCTGCTTGGCCAGGGTGAGCACCCGGGCCTGGACAGAGGCGATCTTGGACTCGGCGTCCTTGGTCTGGGCGTCGGCGCGCAGCCCGGATAGCTGCTTGCTCAGCGCGGCAACCCGGGTCTGGAACGAGGTGATCGCGACCTGGGCGCCCTTGGTGTCCGCGCCGATCCGGACCTTCGGGTTGAACCCGGCCAGCTCCTTCCGGACCTGGGCATCGGTCATCGTCCGGAACAGGCGCGTATCCGGGCTGATCGTGATGTAGGCGTCACCGAGCTGGCGGCCGGCCATCTAGTACCTCGCCACGATCGTGTCCAGGGCCGTGGTCAGGAATGGGTACTTCCGGTCCATCTGGGAGGCCGGGTATTCCAGGAAGATCGACGGATCAGCCGCCGCGTTGACGCCGCCGTACAGCCCGCCGAGGCTGCCCCGGACCGGGCCGTGCACGCGGATGTCGGCCTTGAGGAAGCCGGGCGGCCGGGCGTTCGAGGTCCGGCCGGCCCTGTGGCGGCGGTCGCCGGGCACGTTCCGGACCCGGACCACGGAGCGCGCGATCCGGGCAGCCTCGGCGGACAGCTCAGCGATGAGCCGGCCGACCGGGCCGTCGACGGAGTTCAGCTCCTCCTGGATCGCGGCCTCGTGCCAGCGGATGACCAGGCTCACCGGAAATCCTCGTCCCGGGTCATCCAGCCGGGCACCCGCCCGTCCTCCGGGACGTCCACCGGAGCGTCGGGACTGGCGAACCTCATCCCCATCTCCTCCTGGTAGCGGCGCAGGTCCTCCAGCGCGACCTGCTCCGGGTCCTCGGTCATGCCGATCTCGGCGTCCAGCGCCTCCAGCTCATCGGCGCTCTGGCACAGGTCCGCCCGGATCGAGTAGGCGACATTGCATGCCTGCCGGACGGTCAGCGCCTGGAGCCCCGGCGACCCCGTGCGGAGGAGCGCGCCATCGACCCGTCCCGAATGGACTGCCGTCCAGGCGAGGAGGTAGAGGGCTGCTCGGTAGGGCGGCCTGAGATCAGCTCGATCACCCGGGTGATGACGTCCAGCAGCTCGTCGGCATCCGCCTTGGTATCGATGGCGTGCTGCTCGAACCGCTTCCAGTCGCCTGGGTCGAACTCGGCGCAGTCCTGCTCGCTGCCGCTTTTACACGCCGGGCACTTCCCGCAGCCCGGGTTCCCGCAGTCGATGCAGTCCTTCAGCATCGAGTACATGGCGGCCAGCGCGCCCGGGTCCGACGTGCTCATGTCCGCGTGCGCGGAGAACTTGAGCAGCGGCATCAGGCCGATCTTCTCCGCGATCCGGAACCGCTCGTCCATGAACTCCACGGTGCGGGCGGACGTGACCACCTTTCCCTCGGCGATCTCTACCTCCGCGGCGGGCGGCGGCTGCGGGACCTGGGCGGCCTCGCCCTGGATCTTCGCCAGCTCCTGGTCGAAATCGATGTCCAGCCCTGCATCCTCGGTCTCGGGCATGCCCGGCTCCTCTCGCGTGCTCGGAGGCAGCTCCCGCGGGCGGGCCGTGCCGTGATGACGGGTCCCCGGGGCGCGGTCCCACGTTCCGCGCCCCGGAGTCTGCTAGGTGCCCGGCAGGCCGTACTGCGGGTACCGAGAAATTTTCGAAGCTGCGTTCCAGGTGGACTTCAGGCTCACCGCAGCCGTGACGCCGCCCGCCAGGGAGTAGTCGGGAAGCACGGTGCCGAAGAAATACTGCGGGACCGGAGACATCTGGGCGGCCAGGTTGGACGGGTAGAGGTAGAAGTTCCTCGGCAACCCGTCGACAGCCGCGACGTACGTCTGGGCCGTGGCGGTGTCGTAGAAACCGCTGAAGTCTCCCGAGGCGTCCGGGAGTCCTGCGACGTAGATGAGGTTGGTGTCAAGCATGGCGGTCACGTCGACCTTGGCCACCGTGAAGTTGATGGACCAGTCGGACAGGAACGCCATGGGCGACGCCGTGGGGTTCGGGCCGCCGATAGGGTCTACAGAGACGTACGCGACGCCGTTACGGCCGTGGATGCGGGACAACTGTGCTCCCTTGGATCAGGAAGGGAGCCGGCTCCACCATCCGTGCTGTGGGGGCAGCTACGGGGCCACGGCCATTCGGTTACCACCACGGTAGCGGGTCAGTTCATGAACTCGCGATATCCTGGAAATCAGCGAGGCCCGGCCCGTGCAGGAGCGGCCCGCCCTGACCTGAAAACAGGGCAGCGCGCTCAGAGACGCCAGGGCACGGGTTCGGGTCTTGCATACGGATGAGGAACGCTGGCGGCCGGCCCGCGGGTATGCCGGCTTCTACGAGGTGTCCGATCTCGGCAGCGTCTACTCGATGCCCAGGGCGGCCACTGCCGGAGGGCTGCTCGCCGTCCAGCTGAACTCGCGCGGGTACCGGGTGGTGACCCTGGCCAAGTACGGGCGCACCCGGACGGTCATGGTGGCCCGGCTGGTACTGGAGGCATTCGACTCCCCGGCTGCCGGAAGACGCGCGAGGCACGGGCCGAAAGGCCGGGCAGACGATAGCCTGGACAACCTGAGCTGGAGGTAACGGATGGAGCAAGAGCCGGTTCTCGCGGCCTGTCCCAGCTGCGGCGGCGAGATGCCCGGGAACCTCCTGGCGTGCTCCGGCGCGTGCATGAGGATCGAGCGATTCCGGGCGATTGCCGCCGGCGAGCGAGATCCGATGAGCGGATAGCCGGCGATGACCCGGGCAACCTGAGCTGGAGGTAGCGCGTGGAACGCAGGCAGGTCCCGCTGAAGGTCGTTCCCGACAAGATCGCCGCACCGCCCGGCACTGCCCGCATCCAGTTCGGCGGCGGCATCATCCAGCTTCAGAACGGGAACCAGCTCCAGATTGCCGCGGGCTCGATCACGATCAGCCTCGATGCCAGCGGCTTCACTCCGGCCCAATTCCGGGATCTGGCCGAGCTGGTGCGGAGGGGAACGCTGGGCATGGACTCCTCCGGGAACATTTACCCGCAGGCCGTGACGCCGGTGAGCCCGCCCGCTCCTGGCGGATAGCCCGGGATCAGAGAGACTCGATCAGCCGCAGCAGCCTTTTGGCCTCCTGATCACACCGGGCGAGGGAATGAGTCATCGCTTAGCGGGTTCGGGAGCTGGTACTTGACGACTTTTTCTACCCCGCCACGGTACTTGTTCCAGGCCATGATGGTTAGGGCTATACGAATCTCAGGCCCTCGGTTGACGTACCTCTTGCCGTAGCTTAGCTCTCCGTCCCTGAGCCGTTCCCGGAGCGTATAGACGGGAGAGTGGTACGGAAGGTCAGCGCCCTCCCGCAGATGCCGCATGAACTGCTCGCAGTCATCGGGATCAATCTCGCTGAACAGCCATCGGCAGAACCCAGCCGCCGCTGGAGGGATCAACTGGGCTAGCGCCCGGCCCTGCCAGCTATGAGCGTACCGGGCATGATCTTTGAGTACAGGCTGCTTCTCGACTCGCTCCAGGACCTCCAGCTTGGTTGGGAACCAGGAGTGCGAGAAGAACCGGCCGGCCTCCCAGGTGAGCGCCCGGCGCGTTATGGCGCCCAGCTGTACGTAGTGAGTGTGTCCGTTGATCTCTAGCAGGTTAGACGTGGTTCTTGTACGGCCGTAGTCGATCCCTGAGAAGTTGACTTCCCCCGACGTGTCCTCGACTGTGACCAGGAACTCAATCTCGATGCCCGGACTAACCTGGCTGGCCAGGAGCAGTGCTTCCAGGCGGTGCCGTCCGTCACGTAGCGCCCCGCGGTCCACGTCTGGAGATTCAGCTGGCCCGAACAGCAGGCCCTGATGAGACCGGCCCCAGCGTCCGGCCAGCATGTCCCGGGAGTATTGCGTTTTGTAAATCGCGGACAGAGAGCGTTTCGTGTCTGCGCCCGTAAGGTATTCACGAGCCTTGCGCGCATCGATAGTTTCGATGAAGCTGTGCATGAGGGACCCTCTCGTTTGGTTTGTGCTTAGGACACACCAACCTTACGGGAGGGTCCTTGTGTCACGCCAGTATTGATACACTATAGGGGTGACGACCCCACGACGATGCAGGGAGTGCGGTGGGCCTGTCCGCGCTCGTGGTCTCTGTTCTGCTCACTATCAGCAGGCCCGGCGTCTCGGCCAGCTCAAGCCCCGGACCGAGGACAAGCGGTGGTCAGCTCCAGCTGCCGAGCGTTTCCGAGATAAATACGAGCAGCGCGGTCCAGACGAGTGCTGGCCGTGGACAGCTGCCCTGCATCCGGATGGGTATGGGAAGTTCTCAGTCGAGCACGGCAACACTGTGCCAGCTCATCAATACGCCTATGAACAGGCAAAAGGACCGGTACCGCCCGGCAAGGAAATCGACCATACCTGCCACAGCCGTGATACGAGCTGTCCTGGCGGCAAGACCTGCCTGCACAGGCGATGTGTCAACCCAGCCCACCTGGAGGCCGTGACGCAGGCTGAGAACCTGGCACGCGGAAAGAGCCCGGCGGCCCTCAATGCAGCGAAGACTCGCTGTGACCACGGGCACCTGTTCACCCCGGAGAACACCCGGCTCAGCAAGCTAGGCCACCGGGCATGCCGGAAGTGTGACGCGATCCGCCAGGCTAAGTACCGCCAGGCCAGGTACGGTCGGGCAGCCT